TCTTGGGTGATTTAATTTCATTTTACAGTTAGAGAATATAACAATGAAAAAATTCAATACATATTTAATTGAACAGCAAAATACTCACATGGAGCACATTGAAGACGAATTGTTCAATCATGGTGTAAAGGGTGCTAGGAAGTCTATTAATTTCTTACGTGATATCCGAAACATGCTAGCAGGCCATGAAGGTAAACACGTGAGTGCTTCAATTAAGTTTGATGGAGCTCCTGCTATTTTTGCAGGTGTTGATCCCAGGGACGGTAAGTTCTTTGTAGCTAAGAAGGGTATCTTTAACAAAAATCCTAAAATATATAAGACGGCAGCCGAAATCAAAGCCGATACAAAGGGTGATTTGTCAACCAAACTCATTATGGCTCTAAATGAATTCTCTAAGTTGGGTATTAAACCTGGTGTAGTATACCAGGGAGATCTCATGTTTACTCACCAAGATCTCAAAAAAGAGAGTATTGACGGTGAGTCTTATATTACATTCCACCCTAATACAATTGTTTATGCCGTACCAATTAAGAGTAAATTAGGTAGACAAATAGCTAAGGCTAAGATTGGTATTGTTTGGCATACTTCTTATGAGGGTAAAGACTTTCAGTCTATGTCTGCTTCATTTGGTAAACCTATTTCAAACAAACTCAAGAATGTTTCATCTGTTTGGCATCATGATGCCACATATAAGGATGTTTCTGGTACAGCCACGCTTACTAAAGCCGAAACAGAACATGTAACCTCAATCTTGTCACGGGCAGGTAAATTATTCAATAAGATTCCGGGTTCTACATTTGATGATATTCACAAGAACCCTGAATTGCTCATTAGGCTTAAGACATATAATAATACGTTTATTCGTGAGGGCAAACCAGTTAATCTTAACACTCATGTAAAAGGACTTACGGATTACATCTATAACTATTATCAAAAGCAAATAGACTCTAAAAAACAAGAAAAGACAAAGAAAGCCTGGGCTGATAAACGAAAAGATGTTATGTCTTATTTCAATCGTCATAGTAAAGCCGACATTACTAAGTTATTTGAATTGATGTTGCTTATGGTAGATGCCAAGTCTATCTTGATAAATAAAATGAATCAGGCAGGACATCTTAAGACATTCCTACGAACAAAGAATGGCTTTGCTGTTACCGGTCAAGAAGGGTTTGTAGCCATTGATCACTTATCAGATGGTGCTGTTAAACTAGTAGATCGTATGGAGTTTTCTAAGGCAAACTTCTCGCCAGAATTTATAAAAGGGTGGGAAAAATAAAAAGGTGATTCGTTATGCAACCAAGCAAAGTGTATATCTTAAAAATTGATAATGATATTTCAAATGAATATGCAAAACAATGTGCAGATTCTTGTGATAAAGTAGGTCATGATTGGGAATATTATGATGGTTTGAATAATACAGAGAATAAAGTCTCAGCCGAGACAATGAATAACTGGTTGAAAGATCGAAATGTTGAATTAAAGCATTCTCTAAATCTTAAACGAGGCGGGGGTGGTGCCACTGCAGGTCATATTGCATTATGGCAAAAGATTTATGATGAAAAGGATTGTGCAATTATCTTAGAACATGATGCACTTATGCTCACAAAAGCTGAACTTGATATACCAGATGATATGATTGTTAATTTGGGCTATAAAGTAAAAGACCCACAGAATTACAAACATGACGGCACACAACCCAAGGCTATTCAAGACCGAAAATATCATGGCGGCGCTCATGCATATGCAATCACATGGAAAACAGCTGAAACTCTGCTGGAATATCTCAAAACAACCAAAAACATAGGCTATATAGATAATGCATACTTCCTAAGTAATAGAGCTAGGAATGGTGTTAAGATGGGTATTATGGACCCTATTGCTGCACTGGGATGGGTGCGTGAATCTACTATTTGGCGGCAAACTGGTGCCGTTGATAATTATGGACCTATGCTTAAGTCATTTATAAATAATTACGATTCAAAAGAAGATCTTAAAGTGAAGAATAAAAAATGATAGTAAGCAAAAACGCATATTATGTAGATGTTCCAAAAACCGGTTCATCATATGTTAACAATTGCTTTGAATTAATGTGTAATCAATACGATTGGATTAATCGTAGTGGTCAGAAAACTTCAAATCCGACATCTAGACATGGAACTATTCAATATACTAATAAAGAATATGATGATAAATTAGTGTTTGTTACTATTAGAAATCCATGGTACTATTATGTTTCTAAGTATATTTTTGAAAACAAAAAAAATGATGCTTCAATTAGTGGATTTAAATCTTATATAGCTGGGTCAGCAGGTCAATTTACAAAAATATTGATTGAATCCGTTGATAAAAAATTCATGGATGGTAATCCAAGCCAAGATCAAATTAAAGATTGGTTTGAGAGGGATGAAATTAAATTTATAGGTAAGAAAAATCTTGGTGATGAGATGGCTAATCTTATTGAACAACATTCAGATAAATTTGATTTGGTTGAAAATTGGAAAGATAATATACCAAAACTCAGAGAAAATAATAGACATATGGGTTTAATACCAAGAGAAGGAAATAAGTGGTCAGGACAACCTAAATATATAAAATTGGGTCATAATCTTAAGGGAAATAAATACACACATTACTATACGGATGAATTGGCTAACTTGATAAGAGAAAAAGATAGGGCTATCATAGAGACTTTTGGTTATGAATTTACAGATAGTGAATATTATGATAGCATACAAAATACTGTAAATTCAATAGAACATAAAAATCAAAGAGATAAGTGGGCTTAATAATGAGAAAATTAATCTATCAAGTAAATATCCCTATTAGAGGGAAAAGTGTACTATATGATTTCTGCAATGAGAGTGTTCAAAATTATTGTAATAAACATGATATAGACTATTATATGCAAACCGAGCCTATTCTCAAGATTGGACCAGATACATCTAGAACTAACCGGAATATGAACGGCTTGATCAAAGAAGCTGGTGGTTATATGGTCATTTTTGAAAAAGAAAATGCTCTAGACTATCTTCAATTCTATGATCAGGTAGCAGTAGTTGATTCTGATATCTATATCAAGCCAGATGCTCCAGATATTTTTGAGGAATTACCAGCTGAGTTTGATTTTGGGGGTGTATATGAACGAGATCTACCATTAACAGATGGGCACCGTAGAAAGATCAAGGGCTATTCTAGAGATATGTTTGACCCATTGGATGATGTAGATTGGGATTGGCAAGACGGTATTGCGGGTTTCATGAACATGGGTCTTATGGTAATGAATAAGTCTCTCAAAGAATATATGCATGGACAAACACCAAAAGAACTAATTAGGCGCCCAGAGTTTAAGGACCTAGTAGATGGTATAAACTATTGGCGGTATTCAACTGACCAGGTGCTTTTGAATTATTGGCTTAGAAGAGAAAAGGCCAATGTAAAGGCTCTTGATTGGAAGTGGAATGCTATGTACCGCGGTACAGATGATATGAGTAATGCCAATTTTATTCATTTCTTCCTTAAGGATCATTTACCAAACAAGGGTGAAGATTTATCTATGCTTAAAGATATTGTCAAATGAAAAAATATTTTTATATACACATACCCAAAAATGGTGGAACATCAATAAGAAGGTCTCCATATATTACGTCAGTTGAATATGCTTCAGAAGAAAATCAAAGGTACCCAAAAGAAAGACAAAAGGCGATAAATTACCTTAAAAGTATAAACGAAGCAAGTAGCTGTGCACATAGTAGATTAATTGATATTAAAAAAGAAAGTTTAAAAAATAAAAAAGTATTTGCAATTGTCAGAAATCCATGGTCTAGGACGGTAAGTAGATTTTTGTTTGCAAAGAAATTAATTGAAATTGAAAAAACCTGGGGATCTGATTATGCTGATATATCATCATTTGAAAATTTCTTAGAAGAACGTCACAAATGGGGCAATGTAGAATATCTTTGGTATAGAGCAATTAAAGGTTGGTACAGTCAATATGGTCATGTAATAGAAGAAAACGGTCAAGTTGCATGCGACATATTAAGATTTGAGAATTATCAAGAAGATATACAAAAATATTTTGGACTAAATTCAAATGAGATTATTAAAGCTAGAAATGTAACAAACGATTTTACTGAAAAAGGAAAAATTCTTCAGGGAAAGACTTATATGGAATATTATACTGATGAAACCAAAAATATAATTGGTGATTGGTATAAAGATGATATAGACTATTGGGGATTTGAATTTGAAACTGGAGCACAAAGGAATTATTGGAATGTATAAATTTAAAATACCAGAAGGTTGTAAAGAAGACCCCACTCAAATACCAAACAAACAAGCATATAAATTTTCGATTGGTGAATTGAAAAAACGAGCCGACACGTTTGATGTAGCAATTGACATTGGAGCACACGTCGGCACTATGACGCGTCTAATGTCTAACGATTTTAATGAAATTCAAAGCTTTGAGCCCGTATTTTGGGACTATCTAGAGTACAACACAAAAGACTTACCCAGTGTTAACATCAATAAAGTTGGTCTTGGTAATGTTGCTAAAGAAGAAGAAATATTTCTTTTAGATAGAAATACTGGTGGATCTTCAATAGTTAAACATCAAAAAAGAAAGTGGCAAGATACTGCGCCAACACAAACTATTAAAATTGAAACATTAGATTCGTTTAATTTATCAAACGTTGGATTTATTAAAATTGATGTTGAAAGCTATGAATATTTTGTAATTGACGGTGCGAAAGAAACGTTATTGAATAATAATCCAATCGTGATGATTGAATATTTAGATAGATATAAACACCCTGAATTTCCACCTGAAAAAACAAATGAACTATTCGAATCTCTTGGTTATAATAAAATTAGATCTTTTGGTAAAGATCATATTTACGCAAAATAGGAAAAAAAATGAAATCTACCGATTATTCAAACTGCTCAACACTAGAAGAAGTATATGATCATCAATATGAAATTTTAAGATCATATAATAAAGATCAACAGCATGCTAGAATTCGACTAGATGCTCTCATTAAGTACGCTAAACAATCGCACGTCATAAAAGAAATTGGTGTATTCCAGGGTTCATCTCTTATCGCTATGTTTATGCAAAAGAATGTTACTAGTGCGGTTGGGATTGACATTAATCTTAGTACATATTATAAAACGATGGAAGCTTTTGTTAATGATTATAGTGAACGCAAAAATAAGTCGATTAAAATGATCGAATGTAGTTCATTAGATAAAAAAACAGTTTCAAATTGTGATATGCTTCATATAGATAGTAAACATCAATATGATCATCTCATGTCTGAGTTAAAGTTACATGCACCTTCTGTAAATAAATTTATAGCATTTCATGATATTAATCAGAATAATAGAGAATTGTATAGATGTGTCGTTGAATATATTGATAATGTAGAGCCAGATACATGGAAAATTATTGAAGAATATGAAAAAGGCAAATGTGGTCATTTAATTATAGGTCGAAGATGATTAAAAAAGATTTATCAAACTGCTCAACACTAGAAGAATTTTATTCATCCATAATTAAATTATATGATGATGCTCATACTATTGACGGTGTTAAATATTCTATTTACTATGATGCAATTGCTGCAACCGCTAAAGAATGCAATTCTTATAGAGAATGCGGCGTTCAACAGGGTGGATCTGTCGCAGCTGCAGCTTTGTCTGGTGTATCTTATATACAAGTAATAGATGTTTCATTACGTCTATTTAAAGACATTGCTCATTTGTTTAAGAAATATAATAAAGATTTAAAACTAGAAATGCACGAATCTTCATCTGTACCTGGAACAACACAATGGAAAAATAGAACGTGGCCGGGCGCGTCTGATGATGTAATGAATTTGAATCGAGTAGATATTACGTTTTTGGACGCTATTCATACATACGAATATGTATCTAGAGAGTTGTCATTACATGCTCCAACAACAGATAAATATATTTTTATACATGATACTTATCAACAAAGAGCTAACAGTAAATCTCCGTATAAAATTGACAGGCAATTACATATGGCTGCATTAGATTATATAAAAGATCATCCAGAGTGGGTTGTTGATGAATATTGCGAAGCGAGTGTTGGATATACTAAACTAAAAAGAGTTTCTTATGACTAACATAGTAGGTATTACGCCGACTGGGCGTATTTTAAAATCTGAAGAAGAGCTCGATGAATATGCAAATTCTAGAAAAGCTCATGTCAGAAAAAAAGATTTTGATAAGTCTTATACTATATGTGACATACAAAGAAAAATTTATCAATTAGTTGATAAAGGTGATAAAAATGATGCAGATGAAATAAAGAAATTATTAGAAATAGCGTATGTTATTGCCAAAAAAATGGATGCTCGTTTAAAGATGTATAAAATGGAACAAGACGAAGAATGGTATGAAAGCGCTAAAAAATCACATAAAGAATGGATCGATGAATTAAATGGGAATGGGTGATGATCTCCTATTTTTAGGAAAAGCAGAAGAAATATATAAACGAACTGGTAAAAAGATTAAACCAAAGTACGGAACGGGGTGGTCAATCTTATTTGATAACGTTGAATTTCTAAGTGATGATGGTGTCACAGTTAATGCCAGAGATAACGATGGTCCAGTCGATTATCACGTCGACTATTATGAAGATAGAAAAGAAAATCAGAGAATTATATTTAAGCCATTCGTACCGACTCCCTTCAGGGTACGATTATCTGATCAAGAGATAAGTTACGCTAAAGACGTAATAAACAATTATAAATTAGATAAATTCTGCATTGTCAATCCAGATTATAAATCTACGTTTTTCTCTCATAATAAAAATTGGGGATTTGAAAAATATCAACAACTTACTAATCGTCTAAGCGAAGACATCCAAGTCGTTAGAATCATGCCTGGGAACAATTTATATAATGAGCCGCATCTAGAAAATGCAATAAATATAACCGAAAAGAATATAAGAAATTCGATATCTATTATGAGTTTTAGCCATTTTGGAGTATCGTATGATGGATTGCTGCAGCATGTATTTAGTGGTTTTAATATTCCGGCTGTGATCATTCAGGGTGGTTTAGTAAATAGAGAAATAATGTCTTATAATATGCACTTATATCACACATACGACCATCCAGATACTCCTTGCGGGTCAATGACTGAGTGTAGTCATTGTAAAGAAGCTAATGAATCGATTACAGTTGATGATGTATACGCATCATGTTTGGAACTACTATGAATTATATTGTTAGAGGATTCTCTACTGGCATTGGTTATATGAAATCATTACCAAAGTCTACAAAAGAAAATAGAATTACTCAAGTCCATACGGGCTTTGGTGATGCTATTATTGTTATAAGTAATGCTAATGGAGGTAATCTATTAGCACAGAAACTGTGTCCTGCCTGGAAGAAAATTATAGAATTATCAAAGAATGTTGATATTAATGTCACCGTAGATGAAGAAAAATATAACTCGTTTATTGATAAATCTTATGATAACGAAAGCTTAGAAAAAATATCTGGAATGAAGATAGTGAATTGTTATGTCGAAGATGAATATCTAAGATTAGATCACAATAAATTTAAAGTGGTTGATAATCTTCCTTCTGAATTTATAACAATACAAACAGAAGGTAGATCAAAAAGAGCTAGAATAGACAACCGAGAAGTACTACAAAAACATATTAATAGTTATAATTTACCCACTATCAACATGAATAATATGGAGAAATGGTCATTAGAAGAATCCGCATATATTATAAGTAAAGCAAAATATCATGTTGGAGTTGATAGTGGATCTACTCATTTCGCATTAACAATTAAAAAGAAAAAAGATGTTAGAATAATGCTAAATCCTAAAAGACTTACAGAAACCGGCAAAAATTGGATAAAAAATGGTTATAGTGTGGAACTATTAACATGAAAATATTGGTATTACAGGTCAAAATTGGAATTGCAGGATATGTATATGGCAGCCCAGAAGCACCAGACTTATTTGAAAAACATTTGATGCCTACAGTCGTTAGATATTGTAAGAAACATGGCTATGATTATAAACTAGTTGAGGAATACCCAAATGATCATGATCTACTTTGGTTTAATTTTAGTAGTAAACCAATTGATCATGACTATTCTGCTGGCGGTAAAAATAAAAGTTCAACCCTCGTAAGATATTTAAATATGTATAATAGTGAATACGATGCTATTGTTTCATTAGATTGTGATGTATATATTTCACCAGACGCTGAACCTCTACCGAAAATAGATGGTCACATGGCAGTGAAAGATCTAGGTAAATCATGGGAAACTTTTAGAAAGAATATTCCTCTACCACACGACACATTTGTTAATGCTGGTGTGCAAATGGTCAGTAGAGATACTAGTAAGCATATTTACGATTATTTTGCTTATGTAGCAAAAAATAAAGTTCAACCAATTGATGGTTACCATAGTGATCAATCTTATATGAATTATTTTAGATCTCAGCACCCTGAAGATAGCAAGTTGCTAGATTATAAGTGGAATTATATGGTTGGCTGTCATAAACGAAATGATGAAATTAATCCATTTAAAGGCCAAAACTTTGTGCATTACGCAGGTCAAGCTACAAGATCTACACTTATAAATGATATTAAAAATGGTATTATTCTATGAATGTTATATTATCTGGAGCATTTGATCTACTTCATTCTGGTCATATTGACATAATAAAATTTGCGGCTGCCTCTGGTGATAAACTTATAATATGTATCGATTCGGATTCTAGGATTAGTAAAACTAAAGGCGCAGATAGACCTATAAATACTTGTGATACGAGGAAATATATTTTGCGTGCAATACGTTGGGTAGATGAAGTTATTGAATTTAATTCTGATGATGAGCTTATTAGTATCCTCAAAGATCATCAACCACATATTAGAGTATGTGGTTCTGATTGGAAGGATAAAAATATTGTAGGTGAAGAATGGTGTAATAATATTGATTTTTTTGAAAGAGAAAATGATGAGTCAACAACCAAAACACTGGAAAATTATATTAATCGGCGATAGCTGTACAGATGAATATGTGTATGGAAATGTAAATCGAATCAGTCCAGAAGCACCTATTCAGGTATTAGATTTCGTTAGACGTAAGATTCAAGATGGAATGACCAAAAATGTAAGAAATAATTTGGTCAATCTTAATTGTGATGTTAACATGTATACCAAAGTTTTAGAGCAAAAAACTAGATATATTGATGAGAAATCAAACCAACAACTTATTCGAGTAGATTCTAAAATCAATTATGGTGAACCATATAATATCAATGAGATTTGGCCGACGGAATATGATGCTGTTGTTATATGTGATTATGATAAGGGATATTT